TCTGTTTGGATTGATCCTGGAGTTTCCTGATCTCTTTCAGAACTGCTTCTGCAAATTCAAGCATGGTGTTTCCATGAAAAGCAGACGGTACAAGGCTCCGTCTGTTAGCACTTACTCACGAGTTAGTATATCTTAACTGGACGGTTACCGTCTCGTTTTTTTACAATCATGGCAGGACCTTGTACGCCCGGAGATGTTTTAGGCATCCCGGCCTTCACGCCTTTAGGTTGCTTGGTCTTTACCTGCTTGAGTTTAATTTCTTTAACCGCCATATTGGCCTCCTGCTTGTTGGGGTTGATTGACCTTCTCTTGCTGCAACAGCAGCTTCTGCTGGTTAATCTGGTTGGTCTGCTGTGCCTTTTGCTGATCAAGGGCCAAGCGCTGCTGGTCCAGGCCAATGCGTGCCATGTCTGCCTCTGCGCGTTGGGCGATTTCCTTCTCCTTGATCTGCACCAAGGGGTCAGGTCCATCACCGCCAGCAAAGGTCTCCTGCATGTCGCGCACTTCCTTCATGCCCATGGCAATGTTGATAGCGACCATGCCTTCGCGCTGGATAGCAGAGACCATGCGGTCTGGATCGGTTCCATACTGCTTGAACAACTCGGCTTCCATGTCCTCTTCCGCACGCAAGCGGATGTGATCCAGGATGTGTTTTTGCAACTCGGCAGCAGACGTTGGGTTGGACTGCAAAATAGGTGACAGGCCCATCATCAGGTGCGTTGCAATGTGCGCATCGTGCTGCTGGCCGGCAAAGGCCTTGAGCTTCATGCCATTGAGCACGTCGCTGTTCTCGGACGCAGGGTCGCGGGGCATGTTGGTGTTCTGTGGTAGCAGTACACCGTCGATGTCACGGATGTTCAAGGCCGCATACATGCGGTAGTAGGCCTCGTACATGTTGTGCATCTGCGGTGCGCTCTGGGCCAGTTGCAACTGCATCTGTGCCAGCTGAATACGCTGTGCAGAGCTGAAGATGTTGGGGTCAGCCACGGGCTGGACCGACACCATGGTGTCAAAGTCCTTCTTCTTAATCCTGCGGCTCGCGCCTGGCACGTCATAGGGGTACTCGTCCGGCAGATACTGGCCAAAGCCCTCGAACAGCAAGCGGAACTCAAGCGTCTGTGCATAGTGCAGGCGCTTGTGGATGCTGGACATGACCATGGAGCCGCGCTCGAGTAGCGCCAGGGTCGTTCCGACCTGTGCATACTGGTTTCCATCGCCAACTTGCATGTCGGCAGTGCTGGATAAGCGCTTACCGGAGTCCACCAAGAAGCCCATCAGTGCAAACAGCACCTGACTTGGCTCTTTGTACGGCAAAGGCAGCAAAGAAGCCGCAAGCTCTGCACCGCCCGCGTCAATGTCACGCCATTCACCCGGTTGAATGGGCGTAGAGTCGTCCGCGATCCGCGCGCCACGGGCTTTGAAGCCTGCAGGCAGGTTAGCAAGCGTACCCGCATCAATTAACTGCCTCAAAGCGCTTGTAGCGGCCTTGCCGAGGCCTCCAATGAGGTGAACAAAGCCCAAGCCGTAAGCACCAGGGCCCTCGACCAGCACGTAATGCACAAAATAGTTGCGGCGCGTGCATCTTTCGTCGTTTTCTTTCCAGTTGCGACGGATTCCGACCACCTTCAAGGTGTCTTCTGCAAGGGTAACTACGTATGGACGCTTAATTCCGGTCTCTTCGTCGTCTTCGTCCATGTCCTCAAAGCCTGGGAGGTTCAAATCGACCAGTTGCTCGAGCAAAAATATCTCACCGACGTCATCTGTGGGCTGAATACCGGTAACTTTGTCGACTGCTTCCTGAATTTGGCTTGCATCAGCAGGAGAAGCGTAGGTATCAAGGTACACATCGAGGTATTCGCCAGCCAAAGCACGCTTGCGGTACTCGTTTGAGTCCATTGCAATGCGGTGAGTCAGGCGTGGGCACTGGGACACGACGCTTGAGCCGTTGTACGGGATGTAAACATCGTCTGCCAGGCACAGTTTTGACACCATGCGGCCCAGTTGGTAGTCGTAGTAGACCTTTTTGAAGGTCGAACCACCGTAGCCAGTGTAGAAAAGCTGCTGGTCAAACTCAGGTGTGTACTCTTCCATCACCGTAGTGATCTGGTAGTTCATAAAGTCCTGCACACGGCCGGCTTGTTGGAACTTTTCCACCGTCTCTTTGCCCATGATCTGCGAGCGAACAGGGCCGCCAGCAGGCATCAGCTCCTTGAAGGCTTGTGCCTGGAACTGAATGATGGCCTCGGTCAACATTGGATGGGTCGCGCCCGACGCGCCACGGAAGGGCTTAGTGCGCTCTTCCATGCGAAAGCCCAAAAGGTCCAGGCCCTTGGCGTACATGGACTCCCACTCAGAGCGGGAACCCTTGTCTGCTTCAAACAAAGACGACACTTCAATGCCAATTTGGGCCAAGACGTCCGGCTCAATGACCGCTGCCAGGTTGCTGTAAAAATCTACTTCCTCGGCATCCTTCTCACCCATCTCAACGATCGCACCACCGTCTTCTTCAATGATGATTTCAATGTCTGACTGGGGTTCTGGGATGCCGCCACCTATCACCACCTCAAGGGTGGGCATCCGGTTCAGTGCTTTTTCGATTGCCATTTATGTTCCTTAGATGAAGTTCAGCTTGTCCAGTGCGTCTGGCCCAAGCCCTTTTTTGTAATTTTGCAGCAAAGGCGTCAAATGGCTATCCGACTCTTCAATAGACGATGGCTTGAGGTATTTCTGAAGAAACTCAAGCACAGCGTTGTCGTATTTCTCTGGTGCAGTGTTGCCAGAAGCTCGTCCGTTACCCTTAATTTGCGTAACAACAGGCGTAAATTCATCTAGCATCTTCACCTCAATTGTGTTGACAGGTCTATTACGGTTGTCACGTAGAGTATATACCTGCCACTTGCCTGTGCCAAAGCCATCTCGCTTGTCGGCTGAATAACCTGCGCCACCTGTTTCATATCCGCCTACAGAGTGGCCCACATACGCACCTTCTGGCACGGTAGCTTCACGCTTTTCAATCCGTTTCCAAGCAAAACCTTCAAAAGGGCCTTCTTTAAACTGCAGCAGCGGGGCGCTCACGCCTTCTGAAAATACTTTGTCTGCCACGGGTTTGCCTGACTTGATACGCTCAACCAGCATTGCGCGCTGGTCAGTTTGTTCGCGCATCTTAAGCGCGCCCTTGATGGCATCTTCAAAACGAATGTTGGCTGCCTCGCGTGGCGGGATACTGGCCAAGTATTTGTTAATTGATATTGGATCAAACACTGCTTGCAGTGGCTTTTGGAGGCCGTACTGCATGTCATAAACAGGCTCACCTTTGTTGATTGCCGTCATAATGTTTTCAGGAAGCATATTTTGGACTACTTCATCCTCGGTCTTGCCCATGATCTTCCGGCCTTGGCCCATAAGTTGGTTAATCCAATTGGTCTTTTCGGGCTTATCCATTTTGTTCATCATGCTTGCCTCTTTGTAAGCCTTGAACAAATCCTCCGCAGATCGATTGAGGTCTCCAATAACCCTGTCATAGTCAGTTGGTGAACGGGTTATGGTTCCGACATTCGCATTGATCAGTTCAGGGCGAAGACCTTGCATAAGTAGTTTGTCTTCTTCGGCTACTTGAGCGGTACGGCCCAACTGTTTGCCTTGTTCAGACAAAAGATTGCTGTACTCTGGCCTAGCTGCTGCCGGGTCCGAGGTAAGCACAACACCCTTAAGGTCTGTGGCTTTGTCATAACGAGCTGTAAAGTCGTCCATAGCCCGTGGGTACTTGGGGAAGAACCTTGTCTCAGGTGTGCCAGGGCCAACAAAGCCCTCTGGCCTGACGCCTTCTTTGACGCGCGTCTTGCCTGCTGCAATCTGATCAATTAGATATTCAGGAAAGTCTTCTTCCAAAGACGAACCTCTAATTTGCTTGTTGGCAATGCCTCTTGCAATAGGATCATCTGGCGTACCAAACTGGCGAGTAAAGTAGTTGCGTGCTTTCTTGTCCCAGAAGTCTTGAATGATCAGTGCTTGACCATCATTCTGGCCTGCTACCGTCTTAGCATTCTCAAGCCCCCTGTTTAAGATATTGTCAACGCCACTGACACTTTCTTTCATGCCTATAGGGCCACTGACTATTGTGCTGCCGCTTGGACGCACCGCATACGACGCGCCTGGCACGGTCAGTTGGCGGTTGTACTCTTGGAAGTCCTTGGCCACGTCAGTTGCTGCCTCGGCTGTCTTCTGTGCGCCCTTGACTGCAGAGCGTGTAACGCCAGCAGGGTTGGTCAGGTTAGACAGCAAACTACCGGCTGTGTAGAAACCCTTGGAAGTAGGATCACTAGGCGGTGCCGGGCGAATGCCCAGCGCTGTCATCTTGCTCTTGATGTAGTCGCTTGTACCCACCTGGCCTGCAGGCGCTTGCCCTGTCAAACCCTGACGGACCAGCATTGCTATGTCCATGGGTGCGCCTGCGATGTCATAGGGCAACTCTGTCACGCCCTTAGCCATGTTCACATACGCATCGCCCGACTTCAACTGCTTGCTAATTGCGCCTTCCTTGCGGCCTTTGCCAGATGTGGGGGTTATAAATGCTGGACGGGAAGCTGCATCCATCTCTTCTTGCGTCAGCTCCCCCTCAGACTTTTTTGCTTCACCACCTTCTGCAAAGCGTTTCTTGGTGAGCTTGCTCTTGGTAAGCGTTGGCTGCTCCAAGGTCGGCGCGCCAAAGGTATCTGCAGACAGGCCGCGAGCCGCGTTCTGCGCTGACCTGATCTTCATCTGGTAAACCCTGGCAAGCTCTTCCATCTGCGCACGCGCAGACTCCGTGTTTCTTGCTGCAGGTGCCCTGTCCTTCATTGCACCCAGGTCACCCTTGGCAATGTCCTCATAGGCCATCTGCATGGCTTTGTCAGCTGTTGCACCGCCACCAGCGGTTGTCTTCGTGCGCTTAAAAGACTGACGTGTAGGTGAGGGCTTGCCCGCGCTACTGAGGTCTGCCAAGTATTTCTGCGCTGTGCCCACAGGATTGGTATTAATGACTTCTTCAGGCTTCTCGTCTGACAAGGTCTCCGCGTTTTGCGCCAACAAGGCTTGCAAGTCTATGTCACCGCCCTTGGCAAAACCTGGTGGCTTGATTGGGGCCATGCCAGGTGCAATGATCTTGTTGCCCAAGCGGTCAGTGAAGAACCCTGCGTTGGTTGCACCGCCCAGTATTGTGGGCGACAGGTTAGGCTTTGCGCCAATGGTGTTAAGCGTATTGACCGCGCCGGCCACTGGCAAGCTGGATGGCCCGAGGGCCGTGGTCCCTGCGTTAATGCCAGGGTTGCTTGTCTGGCTCAGTGCAAAGTAGCTTTTTGGATCGGTTGCTGCACCGCCTTGGCTGATGGGCGACGTGCCAAAGATAGGAGAGGCCGGCCCTGTGATGTTGATGCCGCCAATGTCCCCAACCTGGCCCACTTGTCCAATCTGCCCGACGCCCCTGGTTTGATACAGACTAGGTTGGGTGACAGGGATGCTGTCGGCCGTGATGTCGGTACGCTCTCCGCTGCCGCCAAACATTGAGCCTGTAATTGCTGTCTTCTTCCGTGCGTCGTCCCGCTCCCTGTCCAAGTAGCGCGACCAGCCCACATCCAAAGGTCCGCCCAGGTCAATCTTGCCAATGCCAGTGGCCGCGCCAATGGTGGAGAAGTTAGAAGGCAGTGACGTTACGTTGGTGGTATTTTGTGTAGTGCCAATAAACGGAGTCGCCGTCAAAGTTGTTTTTGGCAAAGGTACGTAGCCGCCGCCTGGCGTAATGCCGTCCCAGCTTCCCGCGTCAGGGTTGTTGTAGCCGCCGCCCCCTGGGCTATAGAACAGCTTGTTGCGCTTGGTGTACTCGCTCTCAGGTAGCTTCATGGACTTCTCATACGAGTCAATCCACTTTGGAGTTGGATTATGGCCCGCTGCAGCAGCCACCTTGGCTACCGCGTCATAGCCCCCGTACTTGTTCAACTCTGCTGTAGGTACGCCAGTCATGTGACTGCGGTACATCATATTCAGCGCCAACGCAGGCGTCAGACCGCCCGTTGTAGTGGTTGCCCCTGTTATCACGTTGGACATAGGCAGGGCTGCAGTGGACGTTGTTTGCTGCGCTGCAGTGGACGCTGCCGGCTGCGCTGTCACAACGGTCGCTTGCTGCTTGTTGCTTGTGGCCAGCGCTTCACGTGCTTTGTTTGCATCGTCCAATTGCTTGGCCAACTCTGCGGCAGTGGGAGGGGCAGGTGTATTCTTTTCCTCACGCTGCTGCGCTGCGTAGTAGTCAGAGTCTTTTACCGGTTCGACTGCCGCCGCTGCAGGGGCCGCGCTTTGCGGGCTAAACACACGCTTAATTGACCGCCCAATCTTGCCAAGTATGCCGCCTTTAAACTCAGGCAAACCAGTGTTCGGGTTGATGGTTCCAGAGCCCCCCCTTGACTTCAAGAACTCCACCGACTCTGGCGACAGATAGGCCAGCAACTCGTCCCCGCCACGGCCTGCAGCTGCAACCTTGTCGGCCAGCTCCATGATCTCTTCTTTGGTGTAGCCGTAGCTTTCAAAGTCCTTGATGATTGAGCTGGCAGTCCTGTCGTCCGTGTCGTCAGTCACTTCACCGCCCTCGGCCATAAAACGGTTGGCCACGGACATCGAGCCGAAGTTATATTTGTCTGGATCACTGACCACGTCAATGGCAACAGAGCGATTGCTTGCATCCTCGCGTGCACGCTCCGCAGCTTGCTGCTGGCGCGCAACGACTTCCTCTTCCTTGAACGGCAGCACAGGAGCTGTGTTGTCAAAGGAGGTAGGTGCCTTGGGCGCAGTCAGATCAAATGCACGAGTGAGCGTGGGCGCGGCTGGCCCAGCATAGTCCTGTCGGTCCCCGGCGTTGTATGCCTCAATGCTTCTAAGGTACGCGTCGTACTGCGTCTTGTAGGGGTTGTAAACTTCTTCGTTGTAGCGCTGCGCTGCCATGTTGTACGAATCCGCCTGCGCCTTGTACGGGTTGTAGACCTCGGTCTGGTACTTGGTCAGCGCACTGTTGTACGCCTGGCGCTGCGCTTCAAATGCGTCCAGCTCTTTCTGACGTTCACTCAAGTACGTTTTGTCCGAGCCACGCAAGAACGCTCGTTGCGTAGGATTGGCAATGCCGCCAAACGCAAAGTTCTGGACAGCAGGCATGTCGTATTTCAATTTCTTTGTCATATCACCCCGGCCAAGGAATTAGTTTGGACATTTTAATCGTCAATAGTACTCGGGCACAAGGTCTTTAAATTCACTTTCTTCAACATCGTCTGTTGCCAAGGTAATGAAGTTGCCTCGCCTAAATCGGTCCATGGCCATTGTCGTGCTGTCCACCATGTCGTCGTTGTCCCCGTTTGGAAACGCCGCGCATTCCTCTACCAAGAGTTCCGCCCAGTCCGTGTCAGGGGCCCAGACCATGCCAGCCTCAAACACAGGAGCCACTGCGTTGGCCCGCGCTACCTTGTCAGTGCCGGTTCTACGTCCGCCCGGCGAGTACATCGTTACAGGGATGTTCATCCGGCGCAGCTCCTGCTGGAGTGGTGTACCCGTGGCCTTCGCCTCAATCAAGACATTGTCAGGCTGCCAAAGATCGTACTGCTCCTTGGCAATGCGCTTTAGCTCAGGGAAGTCCCAGCGCCCGCGCTTAACGTCAAGCAAGATGATGGACGCCCCCGAATCCTCGCTCAGGTAAAACACGCCCCAGGTTGTGATGACAGAAAAGTCAGCCGTCTCTTTCTTGGAATACGCCGTGTCCATGGACTGGATGATGTAGTTCACCACAGGCGGCTCGTCCTTTGGCCAGACTTTCCACCACTCCCTTTTCAGAATCGCACCCTCGTCGTTCGTGGGCTGCTGCTGGTACATCGCGTTCCACTTTTGCGCAGACAAAGTGGCTTTCACGCCCTCAAGTTCCTCCATTTTCCAGAAGCCCGGCCAAAGTGGGCGACCACTTGGCATGATGGCGGGGAACTCGATCACCTCCCATTGGTCCGCGTTCCGTGATTTCTGTGCCTTGAGCAAACGCGCCGTCAAGTCCTTCGTGCCCCAGCGCGTCATCACAATCACAATCGCACCGCCTGGCTGGAGTCGTGTGCGCGGGCCAGAGATGTACCACTCCCACGCATTGTCCAAAGCAAGCTCACTCATCGCATCCTGCTCCGAATGCGGGTCGTCAATGATCAAGACGTCAGCGCCACGGCCAGTCATCGCGCCGCCCACACCAACAGCAAAGTATTCCCCCCCTTTGTTTGTGTCCCACCGGCCGGCGGCCTTGCTGTCCTGCTTCAAAGTGACGTCAGGAAACACTTCCTTGTAGGTGTCCATGTCCATCAGATCACGGACCTTGCGACCAAACCTCACAGCCAATTCGCTGTTGTGGGTTGCTTCAATGGCCTTGGTTCGCGGGTCTCTACCCATCAGGTACGCCGGCAGCAGATAGCTTGCGAACTCAGACTTCGTGTGCCGAGGGGGCATGTTGATAATTAAACGCTTCAAGGACCCAGCGGCAATGCGGTCGAATGCCTTGGCCATGATCGCGTGGTGTTCCCCGATGATCGCGCTTGGCCAGACGTAGCGGGCAAAGTCAATGAAGTGAGTACGTGCTTTGTCTTGCGTGTCAATCTGCGCGAGCCGATATTCAAGGCGCAACCGGTCTGCTTCAATATCATCAGGAATCATTGGGGGTCCGCTTCGTTTTTAAGTTTTAAATATTTTGACACGAGTTGACTTTGTTGACAAAGGGGGCCCTTTATTGCAAGGGGGCCTAAAAGTGTTTCACGT